TATGGCCATTGCGCTCTCGGCGTAAGCCGTTGGTACAATGACATCGTCACCATATACGAGGATACCCTCACGGGTGTCCGCGTCCGGTGATGCGGCGGCTAAGATAGCCCAAATTGTCAACGCCATTATAGGGAAGCATAATGCTGACCCCATTGGCGCGAACTTTTTGAGTGTTAACTCTTGGCCGTTTGGCAACTTAGTAGACATCGATCGACATGCTTCGAGGTAAGGAGTAATCCTATCCGGGAAGATGAGACGAACGAGCTCTAGGTGAACTCTATCTGAGGCCTCTTTGAGGTCCAAGGTAGAGTACCATTCCGTTGAGGAGCCTAATAATGCCCCTCTCTGGTTTGGCCCTTGATCCGTAAAGAAAACATTGAATTTGGTAATCCAATGATTCTCTACGTGCTCCACAATAGCCCGACCCAAACCTTGCTGGACCCATTGAAAATCAACGGGTTCGCAAGAAATAAGTCTAGGGCCGCGAGAGTCTTTCGGTACGAGTAAAACCCGTGCCGGTAGGCTCTGATCTGTGATAGCTGAAAAGCTACCATAGGAATCACAGACGTGCCCGGACGACGCGCAAAAATAGGCGTCGAACGGATACAAATCTGTGATACGACTAGAAACGTTAGACCAAAGGAACTTATCCCAGAGCCGCTGCTTAGTAGCAACTGCTCCAGGTCCGTGCCGCGGTCGAATGTTCGTTGGATCAAAGTGTTCGAAAAGCTTATCTAAAGCCTTCCGAGCACCGCGAATCACATCGAATCGCCACATCTCAGGGGAAATTGGGTGGTCAACCAGACCATACAACTTACGACGAGTGAAGCGATCTTTGAGATATAACGGATACCGATCCCGCATTTCTGCGAAAAGGGTGTCCAGCTGCGAGAGGTCCGTCTCTGTCTGTAAAAAGGCAGAAACGACTTCTTGTTCTTGGATGTCTGTATACGGTAATTCATACTTATAGAAAACTAGAAGTATGGTACGTATAACTCGGACGCATTTCGCGTCTGGATCGGGAAGGACACTACCGTCTTTTTGGAATATTAGACTAAAAAGCTCACCAAGAAATCTTGGAAGCTTGCTGCCAGTAATGGTTGAAAAACCAACACTGATAGGGTTTAGTTTTATCGTTCCAGTAAGCGCCTGATCAAGGTGCTTACAAAGGCGGGGAAGGGTTTTCGTAAGAAAACCGGGTCCTTCTGTAAGACAGCGACGTTTCACGACTTGC